GAGAAGACTCTGATAGTTGATCATAAAAAACAATGGGACGATTACTGGAAATCAGCTAGTATTCGTAAAGACAAGCCCTCATAATGACAGTAATTAAAAATGAGGATTGGTTAGATATTCTCCAAAACACTGATTATGAGCCATTAGAACAAGAAGATAATTTATATCAAAGTTATAGATTTATAGACCTTGACTTAGAAAAAGTAACCATTGAAAACTTTAAAGAGACATTAACTGAATCTCTTATAGAGCAGGTGGAGATGTTTATACCTCCTTCAGGTAGCTTTTCTACAGCTGATCTGAAACGTTACTTGGAGTTAGTCAGTAACTACGAAACAAGCACTACTGACTTAATGTTAGGACTGTCTCTTGCCGATCAAATAAGAATTACTTTTAGTGATATGAGAACTAGCACTATATGTGATCGTTATCCTGACATTAATTTAGCTGAGAAACGTAGATATAGATGTGTTGCTGAATATTTAATTAGACAAGGTGAGCTAACAAAACTAAGAGATGAAAATGGAAAGCTTATAAAAAAAATAGGGAATATGCAAAAAGCAGTGGTTTTATACCAACCTCTGCCAAAACTACTAGAAACACTGAAGAAATCTGGTTTGGATCATTTAATAAAGTCTGTTCCAAAAATAAAAAATGAAAATAAAACTGAAAGTTGATAGACTAAAGCATCGGATTAAATTTATGACAAGCAGACGCAACCAACTTCTTTTAAAACTTTTTAAAAATACAACAGGAGAAGACGAAGATAAGTTATTACAACTATCGATAGAACGAATATTGTCAGATCAATTGGAGTATTTCAGAAAATTTTATGCGAATGAAGGTCCAGGTGTCATTGTATTTAGACCAGACTTTCCAGAAAAAGAACAGATGCAATACGTAAACGTAAACAAGTTAATAAGCATTTTAGAGAAAGCGAAAGAAGCAGAACAAGACTGTGAAATAATTAGCAAGGCAATTAATATAGCTGAATCTATTGATGGAGAAAAAGAAGGTTTATTTATTATTGAAGATGAAAAAGATACACAATTATTTCGTATAAATCCTGAAAGAATGATTGGATCTATTGTTCCATCTTGAAACGAGGTAAAAGATCTTGGGCTGATTTCAAACGATTTGTCAGCTCAATACATAATATTAGTGATGACTGGCTAACACCTGTTGAATATTTACCTTATATCTATGCTGTTCTTGGCGATATAGATCTTGATCCCTGCTCCACTCATAGAGCAAATTCAGAATTTTTAAAAGCTAGAAAAATATATACGTTAGAAGAAGATGGTTTAAATATAGATGATCCATGGACAGGTAAAACATATCTATTTCCTCCAACATATGGACGTTGTTCGTATAGCCAAACAAGAGGTACATGGAAATGGGGTAAGAGAGCTGGATCACGTTCCATGGCACCTTCTATCGCTTGGTTCAAAAGGTTAGTTAGAGAATGGAAATTAAGAAACATACCTGAAGCAATATTTTTTACGACCTATCCAGAAATGATGCGTCTTCATCCTGAAATGTGGGACTATCCAGTATGCATACCAAAAGACAGGGCAAATCTAATGCATGGTAAAAATTTTTATAGGTTTAAAGCTCCAATGCATTGGGGATATTTTATTTATTTACCAAAATTGGAATATGGTTTTAATCAAACAGAAACTTTTGTGGATGTATTTTCACACATAGGTAACGTAATACTTAATCAATAAATGGTCTAGGGAAATTTTCTTCTCTTAAACCTTCTATATATCTTTCTAAAAAATTTAATCCTGTTGAATTATCAACTGTGTGACGATGCCCACGCAGTCCTTTATATCTTTCGTCAACAGTATAATCTTGGCTAAGCTTAGGAATCATAGGACTATTCTATTGGATAAAAACATGACAGAAACTCAAAAAGAAATAGCAAAAATATGTGAAGATGTGAAAGAACTTCTACTCTACAAAAATTCAAAATACGGTAATTCTGCTATCGATCCAATAAGAGTATTTAGTAAATCTGATAATACTGAACAACTGTTAGTAAGGATTGATGACAAACTTAATAGAATAAAGCATGGTGAAAATATCCTTTATGATGATGAAGATGTTATTCAAGATTTGATAGGTTACCTAGTCCTCTTGAAAATATCTTTAAAAAAAGCTAGTGAATCCAATGGATTATGATCAAATCATTAAAGGTTATACACCAGAGTTACAACTTATTGATGCTATTGATCTTCTAAAGCATTACCACCCTGACGCTGCTGAGATCCTAGACTCTTGGGCGACTGACTCCAAGAACGATAAAACCAACGCAGAGACTCTCCAGAAGGGTCCCATTCTTTAAATTTACGTTCTAGATATTCAATTGCTTTTATCTGTTCAGGAGTTCCTCTATAAGTATCTACAAGATTTAAAAGACAATACTTGGCTTTACATTTATGTGGATATAAAGTAGGTATCTCTTTATCAGGTGAAAAATATAGATCTAATTCAGTCCTACGCATATCTTTTATTGTTTCTCCTCCTGATAACCAGTATCTATTTATATAAGGACTCCACTCTCTAATGATCTCAGTCTTTGTTGAATAATTATTTATTAGGTTTAATAAACGACAATTCTTAAAAGCAGGTAGCCCAAGACTGTACGCAAAGCTTAAAAGAGCAGCCCTACGATTTTTATTAGTCTGAATAAGCACGTACTGTGAAACTTCTTTAGAAAATATTTTTAAATCTTCTATTAATTGTTCTTCTATCTCTTCTTTAGTAACTTTTTCTCTAGATCCTAAAACTCTTCCTTTCAAAGTTTTACTCTCATATCCTATTCGCCAAAAGTTTTCTCCAAAGTTTTTATACGAAGCAAACATCCCCATACCAATTGCGGTATGAGGTGTGTTGTACATACGTATTAGTTTTAAACCTTTTTCAGTTAAAAAAGGATATTCCTTCCAATCTTGTGGTTTTTTTCTATGGGACGACAACAGAGCCGTTGTAGCTCACTTCAGAATAACCATCAGTTCTAAGTAATACAACATAATCTTTACCAGCATTAGAAACAGTTACACCCACTGCTCCTTTACCTTTACCACTTTTAACAATATTAGAAAATTTAGTATAACCAGTTGGTGCGTTACCAGCTGTGAAATCATCCTCTTGAAAAATTTCAATGTTATCTATGCCACTAGATCTATCAAGTGTGACAACAATATCTCCTGTACTACCAGGGTTAACACGGAATCCTCTTAAAGCTTCTCCTGGATTACCTGCGGCTGTGGCGCCTAAATAGGTGACTTCAGAACCTGCATCGACACTAAAGGTATCTAGAGTTCCGGTGATGGTGCGAGTAGCCATAATATTTAAGAGAGCTGTTCCGTAGAGGTGATGTTGAGTTTAATGTCGGCATCAATGCCGTGGTCTTTTAAAATGCCAAAAAACATTTGGCGATCAAGAGCTTTTTGATGAAGGACTTCAATAAAAGCCTCTTCTAGCTCATCACGATCTAAACTTTGGATAGCAATGGCAGATGCGTGAATTGCAAACTCAGCATCGATTGGTAATTCGATTGCATCCATATATTGTTAAAAACTTATGTGTATCCTAACAGTGCTGAATTAAAATTCAATCGATAATTGTCTTGTCATACACTCTACCAACAACAGTAACCTCATGTAAATGGGCATTTTTCTTCAATAAAACTGAGCTCATACCAAAAGAACTGCCAAAGAAAACAACAAAAGTAACGACAATTCCTTCCATATATCTATCCTAATGTCTCTACCACTTGACTTTATGTGACCAATAACGTGCTGACATCTTGCTTGGACTACTGTCTTGTGCATTATGCCTTGCATAGTAAGACTTCTTACGTGCTTTGTCTTTTGCAGTCTTAGGATTCTTACCAGCTCCTTTAACTCCTTGTTGTCCAAATCTTATTATTTTTTCTTTCCCTTTATCACAAGCTTTCACCACATGAGATTTAGTCTTATGACTAGGAGTTTTCTTAGGCTTATTGCACTTTAAATGCTTTGTTGCCAATCGTTTTGCTTTAGCTCTATCAGCCATAGCTATACCTTGATGACACCGTCTCTTAGTTTTTGTCTGATATTATTGCTGACTTCTCCTTTCATGGATTTATCTCCTGGAGCATTTACATTTGTTTGTATCTGATCTCCCATATAGAGCTCAGGATTCATTTTGGCTACAAATTCACCTAAGAATTTTTCTTCACGTTGAGACCCATCCGACGGAGAATTCATTTTTTACCACTGGTTTTGAGCTATCTATGGATGTAATTTTAAAAGATGTTTCTTTAACATCCATCCAAGTTTTTATTTTAACAAGTCTCTTCTCGCAGTAGTTTACATTCTCTAATGCATACCAATCAGCTAGTTGACTAGACCCTTTGTCTCTATTGCACGAGGAGCAACAACAACACATATTTGATTTAACATTATGCCCACCTTTTGATTTAGGTACTATGTGATCAATAGTCGCTGTATTACACGTCAGATTCTTTCCACAATATGCACATGACCAATCCCACTCTTCAAATATTTGTATTCTAAATTGTTTTCGAGCATTGTTTGGGGATAAAACAATTAAGTTTGCTAAAAGATCTTGCTCGCAATAAAACACTTTAATTTATCGCATTAAAAAAACTTTATGCTGCATAAACTTACGTTTCGTACGAATCAATTATTTCTAAAGATTCTTTTTCATTACTATCACTATCAGAATCTTCTAATAACCTTAATAAATAATAATGAATCTTCCCAGTAACCCATTTCAAATCTTCTTCTTTTATATCATAAATTACAGCCTGTAATGCTAACTGAGAAGAGGAAAAACGTATATGCTCTGCAAGTAATTGTAAAGCTTTACGTCTATCTTTCGTCAACTCAGAAAACATTGTTCTAGGAATTCATAACGGTTTCTGCAACAGGATCATCAGTGCTTGTTACAGCCTGCTCTCTTTGGATTGCAGCAAATTCAAGAGCACCTAAAACTTTTAGATATTGCTCTTTTTGTGTAGCTAATTGTCTCTCAGTATCTCTAATATTTGTTTCTAAATTTTTTCTTTGATCTTGTAACTGATCTTCTAGTGATTTAGATACTTCTTGCTGATCTGCCATGAGACATAATTAGTTATTACTAAGAGTATAACGAATTAATCAACAACCTTCAACAGCTTTAGCTATATCTCCGCCTATGTCAGCACCCTTCTTTTGACCGAACATTGTTACCCACCCACCAGCAAGCCAACCGATTATAGGTATATTTGATAAAGCAGGTGCCGCTTGAGCTCCTACAGAGGCTCCTACAAGCCCTCCTGTGGACTCACCAGAACCTTCTGCTTTGATACATGCTATTTCTTTTGCAGTAAGTCCTACAGCATCATCTCCTCCTTCTAAGTGAACCTTTCCATTCATTGTGTATTCTTCATAGAGTTTTATGGTTGATTTCTCTTTACTAAACACACCAGTAGGTTTAACAATATCTTTTGTTTTTATCATTACTTTGGGATCATTAGCATTATATCTAATCCGATAACCATCCTTAGTAGCCTCCATCTCATAAGACGTGTAACTACCTACAGGTAAATCAACTGTGGGGAGATTACCTTTACCTATTAAGGCACCCATTAAGCCTATATTTGAGACTCCTAAAATGGCGCCTAATCCAAGAGCTGTCCAGTTCATGTTGCTCTGCCTGTACATCTAGTAACTAGGAATTGAGAGAGGTCTTGTTATCCACTGTAGTAATTTTAATAGGCGCTTGCTCAATCCGCAAGGTTTGAGTTGGACCTACCTGTGACATCTTTTCAATCAAACGTTCAAAATCAGCTTTACTAATATCACCTAAACCACCTCCTTTTTTGTTATCCATCTTCATTGTTCCATCGCCTTTTTTAGATGCAGTCTGGAGTCCAAAACTAGCGAGCGCCCCGGTGAAAACAGATGCTACAAAAGTTATGTCCTTAGGTGCTTGTTGACCAAATGCAGGCAAAGTTATGTAATTTAAAGAAATGATAAATCCGCTCCAAACAACAACGCCAAGCCGTACAAATGTAGACAAGATTACTAATTGCTCTTCCTTGTCATCAATACCCTCCTTTATTTTTGTAAAAACATTCTTCTTCTTTGCGTCGTCTTGAGGGGTTGTCGTTGACGACTTCTTCACGTCTTCAGTCATCGTATAGTAGCAATATTAACTAAGTTTACCCCCATGTAAGCTTTAAATAATGCTTTTCAATTCAATGAAAAAATTATTGCCATTATTGCTGTTATTTAGTGCTCCTATGGCTCGTGCAGATTTGACTCATAAACTAAGTACGTCTACACAGCTTACGGTAAATGCTGGTATAACACAAACAGAACGTATAGGCAGTTCATTCTCTATCAGTGGTACTGGAATTGATACAACTGATGGAAATACAGCTAACACAGTCTCAGCTGGAACCATAACTTCTGGAGTCTATGCCCCAGGTACAATTGCAGCAACACAAGACGTTCCAGGTGCTTCATTCTCGTTCAGCCAAAACTACACCCAAGCTGATGCTGTACCTACATCTGCCCCATCAGTTGGAGCTGTTGGTAACTTTTCGGACATAACGTCTCACGCAGCTGGAACAGCGGGATCGCTTGCAGGAACTATAACCTCACAAGG